CCAGTTAACGAGGGTGATGACCATATAAGACTGGTAAAATCTACAGTCAAAGCTACATTCCCTTCGATAACAGGGGCAGTTACTTCAACACACACAGAATTAAATTTACTAGATGGCGTTACAGCAAACACAACACAGCTTAATTATATTGGAGTGTCGACTCTTGGAACAGTAGAAGCATCTAAAGCCGTAACAGCAGATGCTAGTAAAGATATTACAGGTGTCAGAAATTTAACAGTTACAGGCACAATAACTATAGGCTCTAACACAGCAACAACTTTACAAGCTGTATATCCTGTGGGTTCTATTTACATTAACGCAGCAGTAGCAACTAATCCAGGTACGCTATTAGGCTTTGGAACTTGGACAGCTTTCGGAGCTGGTAGAGTAATTGTTGGTTTAGATGGAACAGATAGTGATTTTGATACAGCACAAGAAACTGGTGGTGCTAAAACGCACACCCTATCTCTTTCAGAAACTCCTTCTCATGCTCATACAGTAGTAATGAGTACATCAGATTCAGATGAAGGAAATCTATCACAAGGAGCTTCTTCTGGAACTTCAAACTATACAACGAGTTCTGTAGGTGGTAATGGAGCGCATAACAATGTCCAACCCTATATTGTTGCATACATGTGGAGAAGAACTGCGTAATGGCAACCTTTCAAGTATTAAATCCGAAAGGAATGATTAAAGATACAAACAACACAGTCTTGCCTAATGATTATTTTTCTCACACTCAAAACGCTAGGTTTGAGGATGGAGCAGCTAAAAAAGTTTTAGGTGAAGATCAAGTATTTGGCACACCTACAGTAGCTCCTTATTTTTCTTTAAATTGGACTACTGGGGCTAACAGTTATTGGTTCTACGCTGGTTCTGCCAAAATATACAGATACGATGGCTCTAACCATACTGATTTTACAAGAGCGTCAGGTGGAGATTACTCAACTAATCTTACAGGAGTAGGGAACTGGGTTGGCTCTATATTCAATGGGCTTCCAATACTTTGTAACGGAGTAGACGATCCACAATGTTTAGCAAACACAGGAGCAAATGCTTTTAGTGATTTGACCAACTGGCCATCGAATACGACTTGCAAAGTTATAAGACCTTACAAAAGTTACTTAATAGCTTTGAATTTAACAGAATCATCGTCTAGTTTACCAAACAAAGTTAGATGGGGAAATTCAGCAGAAAACTTATCATTGCCTAGCACTTGGACAGCAGCAGCAGATAACGATGCTGGTTCTGTAACATTAGGAGATGCTGGTGATTTTATAATAGATGGATTCCCTTTAAAACAATCTTTCGTAATTTATAAAGAAAACACCACATATTTAATGAACTTTATTGGCGGAAACTTAGTTTTTAGTTTTCAAAAACTGTTTGATGACTCAGGTGTTTTGTCGAGAAACTGTGTTGCAGAATATAATGGAAACCATTTTGTGGTAACTAATGGCGACATTATTATTCATAATGGTGTAAAAAAACAATCTATAGCAACAAATGTTGTTAAAAGAACTTTTTTTGAAGAAATTGACAGTACCAATTATGCAAACACTTTTGTAACTCATAACAAACAAAAGAATGAAATATGGGTGTCTTATCCAACAGTAGGGTCAACTTATTGCAATAAAGCTTTAATATGGAACTACAATACAAACTCATTTAGCTTTAGAGAATTACCAGAAATATTGCACATTGCAACAGGCATTGTAAATCCAGGTACATCCTCTGTTGTTTGGTCTGGACAGAGTCAAACATGGATTACTTATAGCACTTCAGAAAACTGGGGGCAAAGAGAGTTTAATCCGACAGAAACTAGCATCTTAATGTCTAGCACAGGTAAAACAAAATTATTTAGAGCAGACAACGGATTTGATTTTGCTGGTTCTGATTTTACCATGATCTTAGAGAGAAAAGGTTTAACCCTTGATGGCAATACTAATACTGTTAAACAAATAAGAAAGATTACCCCAAGGTTTTCTAGCACAGGAACTGCTGAAGTATTTGTAGGAAGTTCTATGACCCCTGATGGTACATATACCTACAAAACACAGCAAACGATAAACCCTGACACACAGAATAAAGTAGATGCTAGAGCCACAGGCAAATACATGGCTATTAAGTTTCAAAACACAACAGCAACTACATTTGAATTAAACGGATATGATATAGAATACGAGGTATTAGGAGAAAGATAATGGCAGATATGTATGGAATAGATTCGCTAGGAAACATAATAGACGACAGCGTCTACGAAGACCTTCCAGAAGAAGAAATTTTGAATACGCCAAAGCGATTTGTTGACATGAGCGATGAAGAAAAAATAGATTTTGTTGCTCCTTTGTTAAAACAAAATCAAATGTATAACAATGTTCAATACTCTCCGTATCGCACATTTATAGACCCAAGAACAGGAAAAACAGCAGTAGACCCACAAACAGGAGAAGAAGTAACAAGAAGGTCAACCATTAACACAGTTGATGATGGTAATCAGTTTTATTACAACAATTATCTTAGAGGTTCTTATATACCTGAAGGCTATACACAAGGAGTATTACCAGACGGATATCCAATACCTCCAGGTGTTAGTAATCAAGTAAGATATTCTGGTGCAGATGATCCGAGACAAATTGATGCTTTTTTTAGACAACAAGCTGGTTTAGATCAACCTGGTATAACACCAAATATGACTTTATATGCTCCGCCAGAAGCAAACATGGATATGAGAAGAGTTATGGGTCAACCTATTGCTCCTGTACCTCCTCAACAACCATATCCTTCTGAAATAAGAGGAAGACCTAATGTTTATTATGATGGAAGTGAAAGACCTAATGTTTCAGGAAGACCTGATATTTATGGAAGACCTTCTTTTAATGAGTTAGGTTTAGCGGTAGGTGGGAGACCTTCTGTTTACTATAATAAAAAGCGTGGTGGTTTACTAGATATTATTGGAAACATTAAAAAAACAATCTTTGATTAGGAGTAAAAATGTCACAAGCGCCTAAATATACGCCAAACCCTGTGCCAGATGATCCGCAAGATTTACCCCAGTATTTGTTGCAAGAATTTCAAAAGATACAAGGTGCGTTAGAAGAAACACCTGTTAATTTTATAGAAACTACAAATGTAGCTCCTGAAAGAATTAAACAAGGAGATATAGTATATGCAGATGGGTCTAATTTTAATCCAGGTAGCGGAGAAGGAATTTATTTTAGAAACGCTGCTGGAAGTTGGATAAAACTGGGATGATGCATATCTCAGGAGTAGACTCTAGTAATGTAGCTAAAATTTGGGATAAATGCTCAAAATACATACAATTAGGCAACGATAAGAGCCAAGAAGAACTGAGCTTAGAAGATATTAGAGAATTGTGTGAAAAAGAAGAAATGCAACTTTGGGTTATTTTTGATGATAATGAAAAAATATACGGAGCAGGAACGACACAAGTTATTGATTATCCAAACAAAACTGTTTGTAGAATAGTTACTCTAGGAGGAGTAGAATTTAAGAAATGGAAGCACACTTTATCTACAATCGAGGAGTGGGCAAGACAAATGAATTGTGAAGCATTAGAAATGTTTTGCAGAAAAGGATTTAAAAAAGAATTGGAAGACTATGAATATAAAGAGATATACACAGTCTTGGGAAAAAAATTAACATCGTATCATTGAGAGGTCAATTATGAGTGGTGGAAGCGGAGGTGGTTCTCAAACCACAATACAAGAACTAAATGCTATCGAAAGAGAGCCGATTAGACAGCTTTATGGCGAAGCTGTAAATCTGTATGAGCAAGGCCCTAGTGAATATTACCCTAATATCACAGTTGCCCCTCCAACAGATACCCAGATAAACGCAGAAGCAGACGCTTTGAGGTATGCGAGTGGATTAGGCACAGACATTATGACTGTAGGTGGAGATGCTCTTAAAAGAGGTCTAAGGAGTCCTTATGAGGTATTTAACGATCCAGGTCTACAACGAAGTTTTGATACAGCAGTTAGACCAATTGATGAAATGCTACAAAAAAATCTGTTTAATATTAACAGCGCATCTTTAAAAACAGGCAACAAAGGTGGAGCAAGGCAAGGCGTTTTAGAATCGTTAGCTTTCAATCAAGCTAGAGACTCAGCAACAGATGCTTTCAATAAATTATATGGCGGAGCTTATGGAGATGCTTTAAAAACACAAGGCATTAATCTTGCTAATCTAGGCACTATACAAGCAGGTTTAGGCTACGGAGATAGCTTGAGATCACAAATAGGCGGTATACAACAGCAAAGAGAGCAAGATAGAATTAACGAAAATATTGCAAGGTATCAGTTTGCACAAGACGCTCCTTATAATAACTTGGTTAATTTATCAAACCTTGTTAACACAGGAAGATTACCAACAAGCGCAACCACTACTGGCTCTAACATGCAACAAGGCGGAGGTTCGTTGGCTAATGCTGCTACAGGAGCAGCAATGGGCAATATGATACTTCCAGGTTATGGGGCTGCAATAGGTGCAGGAATAGGATTATTAGTATAGGAGAAATATATGTTTGATTTTTTATCATCATCTTGGGGTAGTCTAATGGACATGCTCCCAGACAATTTAAACCCAATGAACTTAATACCAGACGAGTTAAATCCTTTTAACGCAGGTAAAAGTTTGTTAGAAGAAGGAGCAAGTCTTGCGCCTAAAGTAAGCGATTATGTAAGAGAGCAAATGGCAAAACAAGCTTCTGGGCTTCCTTTACCAAAAACAACAAGATTTGGTACAGTCATTCCTGACTACGCAAGAAACGCACCATTGGTGGGTCAATTTGATGGAACTTATCAAGCTGGAGGACCAACAAAAGCATTTATACCTAATCGTATTACACCAGAAATGGCTCTTGGAGGAGTAAAACCTGCTTTAAATCAAGGAATTTTTGCACCCAACACTCCTTTACCTAGCGCACAAGCTGGTTTACTAGGAGACATTTATCCAGAAATACTACCTAGTGATCCTCTTTTCGACTCGACTACACTAAAAGCAACTGGCAAAGAAGAAGCTGGAGAGACCGAAGAAACTGAAGAAGAGAAAAAAGAAAGAGAAGCTCGTAACAAAGCTTTAATGGATATTTTGCAACAATCAGCTAAAAACGAACAAACAAATCAACCAAGTATAAACCCTCCGTCTGCATCAGCAGGAAGAGGAGCGCAACCAATACAGTTAACAGCTACTGATATGAGAACTATTGGCGGTAATACTGGCAACGCAAATAGAACATTCGGTATTTTAGGAGGGTAAAATGGCAGAAAAAAAAGAAGAATCTCTTTTAGATAAAGGATTAGATTTTACTGATAAGCTAGGAAAAGGTATTTTAGACACTTTTGTACCTGGAGGTGACAACACTAGTAAGAACCTAAGACTCATCAAAATGGCTTTAATATTGAATGAAAACAGAAATCCAGGTGTAGCCCCTGCTACTCAATACTTAAAAGCTTTAGACGCTGGACAAACTTTTGGTCCTGATCTAGATCAACAATTGAAAGCTTTAAGATTACAAAAACTAAAAAACGAATTAGACCCTCAAGGAAATGTACCAATACCAAAAAGAGAATATACCGATGAGCTTATAGAAAAAGACAAGTTAGCAGAATATGGTTTTGGCCCTGTAGATGCGCTTGGGTATGGAGTTGGCGGTATAGGCAGAATGTTTGACATTGACCTTTTTTCAAACCAAAGCAAAGCTCGTGCTAATTTATCTGCTTTTAACAAAGAAATATTAAGAACAGCAGCGAGTGAAGTATCTGGTAGACCATCAGTTTACTACTTACAACTTTCTGCTGAAGAAATACCTTCACCTGAAACCTTTACATCAGATATAACAGAAATGAGAAAATATGAAGCATTGCTTGGAAGATTTGAAGGGCAAATTACTAAAAACAGAGGGTTGTTAGATGTTGCAAAATCACAAGGTGATAAAGCAAGAATAAGCAAAGTTTCAAGGGCTATAGCTGACCAAGAATACATTATTGCAAGATTAAGAAATATTGTAGGCACATTACAAGATGAAACAGGACAGGGTACTGAGTATCGATCAGATTTTGACATGACTACAGATAGCGTTGATACCGCTACTATAGACGATTTTATGAAGGAAGATTATTAATATGGCAGATTATACAAACGCAGATGTTATTGACGCAAGAATAAAAGCAGAAAAATACTTTAATTTTAAGAAAAAACAAGGCATTAGTTTGGTTAGAAGGGGTGAGCTGTCCAAAAAAGATTATTACACAAGAATTAGAAAAGTAGGTATAGACACAGGAATTATTGAACCTGACGAGTATCCTGGTGTTTTGCCAGACGCATTAGAGACTGTTGCAGAACTTGCTTTAGGCATACCTGGATATATGGCAGGTTTTGCTTCTGGAGGACCTGGAGGAGGAGCGGTAGGTTTTGGTACTGGGTCGGCTACTGGACAAGTTCTTTTTGACACAGCAAACAAACTTTTTGCAGATGAAGATGAAATAACTAAACCTGGAAGTCAAATAGCTATTGATGCTGCAAAACAATTTGGAGTAGATGCAACACTTTCCTATGGCATAGACAAAGCGGTTGTACCAGCAGTTAAAGGTAGTTGGGCATATGCCAAAGGATTGAAAGCGCCAGGTAAAGAAAGAGTCAATAAAGTTTTTGGAAAATTAAGCGGTAAATCAAAAGAATGGAAAAATGCTTTTGTTGAAAAATACGGAAAAGCAAAAAAAGAATCAGACATTGTTAGGCAGACTAATCAAGCTAACTTACAAAGAGAGGGCATGACCGCTGATCGATATCAGATGATGAAAAACGATCCAATGGGCGGTGGCATTTTAACAGGCGCAGCAGATGCTACTGGTTATGTTCCTGCCGCTGATATTGGGGGTACAACAGCGTTTAGAAATCAAGAATCCGAACTTCTCAAATCTTTAACATCAAGGCTAGACCCAACCAAGATAGCTCCTGGCTTTACAGGAAAACTTGAAGCTCGTGACCCAATTATTAGACAAGGAGTTTTTGGCAGAAACTTTTTAAATCAGTTAGAAAAAGGAGATTTTAGATTTAAAACTTATACTCCAGATGGGCAAATTGCAGCAGATGTAACTAGACAAACAGATATTCCTCTTTATTTAGTAAACAACCTTAGCAAAATAGTTAAAACAAATACTACAAAAGCAAATCAGCTTTATGGAGACGCTAATGCAATGCTCAAAGGAGGACAGGACGCAATAAAAAGAAAAGTAACTCCTGTTAGCGCTAAGTTTAGTCTAGGAGAAACAAAGTATGTTAGTGAAACAGGAGAAGTCTTAACAAATCCAGGTATATCGGCAACAGTCAGAGAGTTAAACGAGCAACTTTTGAATAACGAAGGTAAAACAGGAGTTCAAAGAGTTGCTACTGAACTACCAGGTTTTTTAAAAAAGTTTATACAACCCAAACCTGTTCCTTTTAAATTAACAGGAATGTCTGTGCAAAAAGAAACCACACAAGCTATTCCAGAACAACTTACAGGTAAGCAAGTTTTTGAACTACAACAGCAACTTAGAAATGAAATTCAAGCAAAAAATTATTTTGGAAGGACTAAAGAGTCTATGAGCGGAGCAGAAAACTTAAACAAAGGATTTTTACCATCGATACAAAAACAGTTAAACTTTTCAATTCGAGAGGGAGATTCTCAAATAAGCACTATGTTAAGAGAAGCAGATGAGGTCTACAAAAACAATATAAAACTTTTGAATGATAACGAAAAACTTACCGCTTACGCCAGAGGTATTGACAACACAGGCTATAATCAGCAAGTTTACAACGATGCTTTGGAGGGAATGACAAGAGTAACAGGTAAAGAAACTTCTAAAATTCCAACTTTTTCTGGATTTGGTATGGGTAAAACAGCTCCAGAGACACCAGAAGTTTTTAATTATTATTTAAAAGACGCATCTGGCATACAAAAACTTAAACAAATTATGGTAAATAATCCAAATTTAGACAAAGCCCAAAAGTTAAGAGGTGAGCAAGAATACGCAAACATAATGTATTCCCAAATAGAAGATGTTTTTGATAGAACATTAATAGAGTCTTTAAGATCAAATGGAGAATTTAACACGCTAAAACTTTTAAAAGAAATCGGAACAGGTCCTGGAGCAAAAGCTTCTGATCAAGCAAGATTCCGAGCTATTATTAATGAGACCAAAAGTTTAAAAGGAATTAAAGAACTTAATAAAACTTTAAAAGCTTCAGGGGTTGCAGATGATAAGCTCGTACCTCAAATGCAAGATATGACATACGAAAGACTTGTAACTTTTGCTAAAGCTATCAACGGATTTAAGCCTTTACCAGATGTTGCTAAGTTCTTGTTAAGAGGAACAATATTAAGAAACTCAAACGGAGCAACTCTATCCAAGCTTATTCCTATAGCTGGGGCAACCGCAGGAGCTGGAGCAGCAGCAACTATGTTTGGACTGCCTTCTGCTTTGTTTACAATAGGTTTATTGAATATTTTTAATAACTTTATGAGAAGCAAGGTAGGAACAAGTTACTTCGAGCAGATGGCAAAGAATAACTCGCCCAGCAATGTAGCCAAATTTTTTACAGAAATGTTTAGTAGCCCAACAGCAAAAACAGCAATATCTGCATCTAATTATGTAGCAAGAGCAACTAGACAAGCTAGTTTAGTAGGGGCAGGTCAAGAAAACCCAGTTATGGATGCTCCGAATCAAAACAATTACGAATACTACAGGAAGGTAGGGAGGTAAAGATGATACCAATGGAACTAATCTCAATGCTCGGCTCTACTGTATTAGGTGGAATTATGTCTATTATGGCACAGAAAGGACAAGCAGAAGCTGAAAGACAAAAGATGTTGATGGCTAGGGCAGGATTTGCAGCTAAACAAACTGATAAAGCTCGTGATGTTAAAGATGCTCACACTAAGCATACTCGTAGATGGATAGCTTTAATGTGTGTATTTTCTATTATTGTAGTACCTATTATTGCTCCTATCTTTACTGATGTTAATGTTGCATATCAGATCGTAACAGAAGCATCTAGTGGTTGGTGGATATTTGGTGAAACTTATGAAACATCATACTTTGAGCAAGGCAATACAGTCTTTATTACAAACCTACAATCACACACAATATTTTCAATTATAGGGCTTTATTTTGGAGGATCTTTAACAAGAAAGTAGTTATAAATCAACAACTTACAGGATTAATTTAATATGGTAGCTAAGAAATATCAAAGCAAAACTGGTGGATTAAACGAAGCTGGGAGAAAACATTTTAAAAGAACTACAGGAGCTAATCTTAAAAGACCAGTAACAGGTAAAGCCCCTAAAGGCTCTAAAGCAGCAGCAAGAAGAAAGAGTTTTTGTGCAAGAATGGGTGGTGTTAAAGGCCCTATGGTTAAAAACGGAAAGCCAACAAGGAAAGCCCTAGCACTTAGGAAATGGAAATGTCGCAAATCATAACTAAGCAATGCTTATGGGTAATGTTTCTTTTAATATTGGTCTATGGAATAACTGATGCTATTGGTGATGTAACAAGTTCAGGATCTACAACTAATACTCAATCAGCTACTGGAACTTCAGGCTCAAATACGGCTATAACTGGTGGGTATGAAAGTTCCACGACATACCAGTCAGGTAGCTCAAATACAACCAATACTACTAATAGCACAAATAACAGCACAAACACTAAAACTGCTGTAAACCCCTCTAATGCACCCAGCATGAGTGTTTATGGGCAAGACTCCTGTGTTATACCATTAGCAGCAGGAATAACTGTAATAGGCTTCTCAGGCTCTTTTGGTAGCTACTATGTTGACCCAATGTGCGAAATGAGAAAATCAGTAGCTGTATTAGCTAAACTGGGCATGAAGGTGGCGGCAATATCTTTAATGTGTCAAGATGAGAATGTATGGTTAGCAATGGCTTCAAGTGCCACATACTGTCCGATTGATGGATTAATTGGTGAAGCTGCAAAGAAAAGGTGGGAAGAAGTTGGTGGATTCCACAGAACAAAACAAAAAACATACAACACTAAACCGAGTATGACCTGGAATGATTAGAGCAATACTACTATCTTTAATAATAACTGGTTGTGCTACACACTCGGTTACTTTAGGCCCAATGACAGTTTATGGGAGCAATGAGCAAGAAATATACTTGCCTGAAAGACAATGAAATACTTAATACCCTTATTATTTCCTATAAGTTTGTTAGCAGAAACTACTGGTAATTTATTACCTCAACAGTTTTTTAATAACAATCAAGGACATAATGGTTGGAATTGTACTGATCCATCACATAATCATGGCAATAGCATTGTAGCTGCTGTTCATGGAGATTTTATAGAAAACACTATATCTCTTGGAGATACACTCAGTCAGTCACAAATCAATGGTGGTTGGACATCTACCTTTGGTGCTGACATGTGGGGTTGGAACACTTACGATCAAGAGATTAAAATGACTCAGACCATAACTGATGCAAACGGCACAGTTACTACACAGGTAAGAGATGTAGCTATTCCTGGTTGTAGTGGATATAACTGTGGTTCTTACGCAACTTATACAGATAGTTATACACAAGGTTTAAACAATCAAAGTAATTACACAATTAAAGCTAGGTTTGACTTTAGCGAGTCATCACAGTCTACCTCGCATAGAGCCATAGACTTAAAAAATCCTACGCTTACAATCGAACATAGTCTTTTGTCGGCTACGCAACAAAGCACTATATCAGAAATAAATGAAACAGTAGATGAAACTATACAGCAACAGGTAGAAACTATAGAGTTTTTACCTATAGAAGAATATACCTTTGAAGTATTTGAAGAACCTGAAATGGTTGTTGAGGTGTTCGAGGAAATATACATTGAACCTATAGCTAGAGAAGAAATTAACACAGGTATTGTAGATATATTCTTTGAGACTGTCGAAACAATAGAATTAACCGAACTCCCACCTATTGAGAGTTTTGAAGAAATACCTATGGAGGTAGCATATGAAGAGCCAAAGACCATCGAAGCGTTCACAACAGAAGTCGAAAGCTTTGAAGAAAGAATTGAAACAACAGAAAGTTTCAACAACACGCCAACAGGCGAAATCATACAAGAAATCTTTGCAGAAGAACAAACCCCAAACTCTAGCAGAATCTCTCAGCGAGAAACTCCACTTGAAGAAGTTCGAGGAGGAGCTGAAGAAAGAACAAGCGTTGAAGAAACAGCAAGAGGAGGAAATGAATCTGCACCAAGAGAAAACAAAGAAAGAGTTTCTACAGAGCCTAGAGAAGAAAGCACAGTTGCAGAGTCTACCCCTGAAGCTGTGGAACAGACTGAGAGCAATACTCCTGAACCTGAAGGAGAAACTACAGTTGCTTCTGAAGAAGTAAATGAGGTTAACGGAGAAGGAGAAACAACAGATAGTGAACGAGGAAGTGAACGAACTGAAACAGTTGCTCAAGGAGAAGAAACCCTCGAAAGCCGAGATACTGAGGTGGGAGAAGGCAGGGATCAAGCAAACACTAGAGCAGATACTCAAACTATTTCAATAGAATCTATAGAAAAAAAGGTCAATGAAACCCTCAAGCGAGTAGATCAAAGACTAATTGCCACTTCCCTTATTGTGGCTAGGGCTATGGAAAGCCCACTTTCTATGGACAATTACGGACAAACCAACAATAATATATTTAATAATCAATTAGTTATTGATGGAGGTAGCTATGATGACCAAAGAGAATACCTTGATTTGCGAGATATATATGCTGAGAATCAAATTGCATATAATGACCCTGTGGCAAAGAGTCAAAGGATTCTTCAGGAATCTATAGACAATCGCATAAGGGCAGAAGAACACCTAAGGAAGATTCGTGGATATTAATAAAAAATATAATTTAATAGTTATAGACCCCCCATGGAATGTAAAAAAAATAAAAAGAAAAGTTCGTCCAAATCAAATTGAAATGGACTATCCAACCATGAGTTTAGATGAAATAAAAAATCTTAATGTTAAATCATTAGCAAAAGATGAGTGTTGGATATTTCTTTGGACAACACAAAAGTATTTATTTAAAACAAAAGATGTTTTAGAACATTGGGGATTTAAATATCTTCACACTTCTGTTTGGGAAAAAACATACGGAATATCAAATGGTATGCCTTTATTTGGGTTTAGATATAATTGTGAGTTTATTCTTATTGGATATAATAAAGTAAAACCTAGTTTATGGATAAAGGGCAAACCATTAATACCACTATGCTTTCAAGCAGAAAACATAAAACATTCCAAAAAACCTGATAAATTTTATAAGATGATAGAGCCATTAGGTAATGAAAGAATAGATATTTTTGCAAGGAATACTAGAGAAGGGTGGGATGTTTGGGGAAACGAAATTAAAGAAGAAACACAAAGGAAAATTTATGGACTTTAAAGATATAAAAACATGGGGAGTATTGCTCTCAATTATAGCAGCTATTGGTGGTGGTTTTTCCAAGTTTGGAGAAATCTCTAATCGCTTAGCTGTGCTTGAGAAAAAATCAGCTCCTGACATTAAACCATTGACAGCAGACATTGCCATTAACAAAGCAGAAATAGCAGTATTAAACGCTAAAGTTAATGAGATGAAAGCTAGATCAGACAACCCACTAGGACAATAATTATGGCAAAGAAAGCAGATAAAGAAAAGGAAGCTAAGTTTATAGAATACTTTACAGATGGATCAACACAAGGGAATGCAACGCAAAGCTGCATAAAAGCTGGATGGAAAAAAGATACAAACCCAGCACAAATGGGAGCTTATTTACGCAAAAAACTTTGTACTGAAATAAGAGAAAGACAAGAAGACAGGATATCTGGAACTACTGGTAGAGCAATAACTGTTCTCCAGGACTTACTAACTTCTGAGCAAGACTCAGTAAGATTGAACACCGCCAAGCTCATATTAGAGTTAGGCAACTTCAACCCACAAACTATCAATCTCAATGTAGACCAAATAGGTTCAAAAACAGACGAGGAGTTAATGTTGGAGTTAAAATCATTAATGAAAGATATGCCTTCAGTTTCTAAGATTATATCTCAAAAAGATATGGCAGAAGACTTAATACCAGAAAAACCAAAAGAAGAAAAAATTACAGTCAATTAGATTCTTTTTCGGCTTCCAATATCGCTAAACCTATCTGATAGGCTATCTGCGGCACAATAGCATTGCCTAGTCCTTTAAGTCTGTCCACCCTATTGGGTATCCCATGAGCCACTCTACCCACATTGGGTTCAATGCTCCACCAATTTTCGCATTCAAGTCTAGACCTCTGGGCTTCCCATTGCTCATTCTGTTGTACTGAGCTTTCCCCCCATTGTTCTTGCTGTCGTTTACTGTCGGAGTTGGCCACATCTTGTTCGGTGTCTCCGACCGACTGTCTGTTACTGCGGCATTTAGACTCCACCCATGAGTTCCCTTTATCATGCTCGGACTTGGTTTCTCGTGGTATGCCATCCTGTTTGTTGCTCTCGGAGTCGGCCACATTTCTTGTGGTTTCGGATAAACCACTTGCTCCCTGAGAGTCGAGTGTTCTGTTCTTCCCTTGCGATTCTTGTCGTATTGTTTCTTCAATGCTTCCTCGCTTCTCGGTGGGAGTGAGTCCATCGCATTGGGTGTCTGCCACATTTGCTGACCCCTCTCTCTCAACCCTTCTGCTATCATCACTTCCTCGTTCAGTATCTTTCCCCCTTTCCCATTCGGTCTGCTTCCTGGATTTGCTGCTCTCGGAGTCGGCCACATTCTGTTGTGTACTTGTTCTCTCAGATTCGAGCATCCGCCCTTGTTCGCTTTCTCGCTTCTCTCCTCTGGTTTCCTCACATCTGTCCTGTGATCCATTGTGCTTGGAGTAGCCCACAATCCATACTCTGTATCTTTGGTGGGGAGCTTCGACTGCTGAAGCAGGAATAATGAACGATTGGACTTCGTAACCTTCGTTTTCCAAGTCAGTACACACTTGCTCGAATACCATGCCTTCTTGGATTGAAGTAAGATTCCTGACATTTTCGCCAATAACCCATCTTGGTTTCGATGCTTTGATAACTCGTAACATTTCTGGCCAGAGGTGGCGATTGTCATCTGTACCCTTTCTTTTACCTGCAACGGAGAAAGGTTGGCATGGGAATCCTCCAGTAACGACATCTGCTCTTTGTCCTTCATAATTTCTAATATCTCCAGTTATTGGTACATTCGGAAAATTTTTTGCTAAAATCTTCTGACACCATTTATCATATTCTACAAACTGAACTGTTTCAAATCCACCTGTACTCTCTAATCCTAAACTAAATCCACCTATGCCGCTAAA